TCAATCATCAGGAAATATAGATTCAGGTATTATAAAACTTTATGGGGTAACATAGGAGATATTTATGGCTTTATCTAAAGTTAATTATAACAGCCTGAATGTAACTCCCTCAGCAAGTAAATTTTTAGCATGGGACTCAGATGCAGATGCTTTAGCAGCTTCAGATATTGGCGGTTCTTTAAACCTAATATCTACACAAACCGCAAGTAGTAGTTCAACATTATCTTTCACTTCAGGAATAGATAGTACATATAAAAAATATATTTTTAGGTATTATAATATACACCCAGCTACTAATGCCGCTAAATTACAATTTAATGGTTCAGATGATAGTTCATCACACAGTTACGATATAACTAAAACAACAACTTTCTTTCAAGCCTACCATGATGAAGCAGGTAGTGATACATCTTTAGGATATTCAACTGGAAATGATTTAGCACAAGGTACTGGGTTTCAAAATCTTAATCAAATTGGATCTGACAACGATCAATCAGGTTGTGGAACTTTGCATTTATTCGATCCCTCGAATACTACTTTCGTAAAGCATTTTACAATAGATGCACAAACAGCAGATGCAGATGATTATTCTGTTAATGCTTTTGTAGCTGGATATTTTAATACTACAGCAGCTATAACTGCAATACAATTTAAAATGGACTCAGGCAATATAGATTCTGGTGTAATTAAAATGTATGGAGTATCATAATGGCTTTAACAAAATTTGAATATAATAGTTTTGATGTAACACCAGTAGCAAGTAATGGTTTTGCTTTTAACTCTACACCTAATGGTTTAACTACAGCATCTGCAGGGGCAATGACATTAATTAAAACACAAACTGCTAGTGATGTAGCATCAGTAGAATTTAAACACGGAACATCAGATGTGGTTCTTGATGGAACTTACGATACGTATCTTTTTAAATTTATTGGTATGCATCCAGAAACAGATGCTACAGATATGACAGTAAATTTTTCAGTTGATACTGGTTCAAATTATAATGTTTCAAAAATGACAACTTTTTTTAGAACACAACTTTATGAAAATAATACAAGTGGTGTTGTAGCGTATATAGCTGGAAATGATTTAACAGAGGGCACTGGAGAACAATACTTAAATCAGGATGGAAGTATGGGTGCTGATAACGATCAATGTCTTGCTGGCTATATGTACTTATTTAATCCATCATCAACTACTTATGTTAAGCATTTTATGTCTACTACAATAGAGGTAAATGCTGGAGACAGATGTAGACAAGCGTTTGTAGCTGGATATGGAAATACTACAAGTGCCATAGATGCTGTCAGATTTAAATGTTCTAGTGGTAATATAAATGGCACAATTAAACTTTATGGGGTAACAAAATAATGGCTTTAAGTAAATTACAATATAATAGTATAAATGTAACACCAACTGCTGGTGAAGGTATTAGATTTAATTCTGGTGCCAATGGTTTTGAAACAGCAAGTGCTGGTGGTAATTTAGTTAAACTTTCTGCGTCAACTGCTAGTTCAAGTGCAACAATTTCATTTACTTCAGGAATAGATTCTACATATAAAGAATATTTATTTTTATTTAATAGCATTCATCCTGCTACAGATAGTGCAAATGTTCAATTTCAAGGAAGTATTAATGGTGGAAGTGCTTATGGAGTAAATATAACTTCAAGTTATTTTCAAGCTCAAGCTAATGCTACTGAAACAGCCTTAGAGTATGATGGTGGTCAAGACTTAGCTCAAAGCACTAACTTTCAAACTATCTTAGGCAAAGAAGTTGGTAATGGAAATGATGAATCAGCAAGTGGAATGCTTCGTTTATTTGATCCAAGCAACACTACTTTTGTAAAACATTTTTTAGCAATTGGTAATTGTCAAGATACAGAAGCTATGTCTAGAGAAGGATTTACTGGAGGATACTTTAACACAACAAGTGCGATTAATGCTGTTCAGTTTAAAATGAGTTCAGGTAACATGGAC